TGCTACACCCAGGACCGCCACAGCATCGGTCAGGACATCAAGCACCGCATCATGGAGTCGGGGCTCGCCCGCAAGCTCATCGGCGAGCGTAGCCCTACCCTGCGCAGCGACGTGATGACCGAGATTGAACTGCTGGTAGAAGACGACGAGCGGCTGGTGCCCGGCACCATCCTCATCCGTGAAGAAGCCCCCGACCGGGTGCTGGTCACCGCTCGCACCTATGAATTCGGCGATTTGGAGGTAACCCTGTGAACCTGCGCCCGACCGTGGACTTTATGGCCCTGCTGGCCGAGACCGGCGTCCCAACCACCGAACAGGCCATGGAGGCCGAGCTCAAAAAGGAGGTGGTGGCCGCCGGCTCCCTCATCACCAACGACAGCGACGTGAGCCCATTCTGGCGGCTGGTGCGCGGGGTGGTTATCACCCCGGCGCTCTGGCTTATCCGCACCCTGCTGGCCGGCCATGTGCTGCCCAACACCTTCGCGGCCACCGCCACCGATGCCTATCTCGACCTCAAGGCCTGGGACGTGGACCTGACCCGCAAAGCCGATCAGAAAACCCGTGGTCTGGTCAACTTCGTCAAGGCTAATCCGAGCGAGGCCGCCACCATCCCGGCCGATATCTGGATCGCCACCGAGCGCATCAACGGCACCATCTACCGGGTGAAGCCCGTGCAGGCGATGGTCAGTCCCGCCGGCGAGGCGGTGGCCAAGGTGGTCTGCGAGGCGGAGTTCGCCGGCGCGGCCTGGAATCTGGCTCCGGGCTATTACAACCTGCTCAGCGAACCGGTGACCGGCATCCTGTCGGCCCGCAACGATGACAAGGAGTGGATCACCACCCAGGGTGCCGATGCCGAGGGCAACGACGCGCTCGGCCTGCGCATCCAGAACCAGTTTTCGGCGGTGGGGCGCTACCACATCGACGCGATTTACCGCTCCATGCTGGCCAGCGTGGCCGGCATTCGGGCCGATCACATCTTCTTTGAACATGAAGGCCCCCGTGGCCCGGGTACCGCCAATGCCTACATCCTGCTGGAGGTGGGCGCGACCCCGGCCAGCCTGATTGAGCAACTCAACGACTACGTGGGCCGCCAGGGCAACCATGGCCACGGCGATGACCTGTTCGTGATTGCCATGCCAGAGACCCAGCACAGCCTGACGCTGGCGATCTGGCCCCAGCCCAATCTCACCGACGAGCAGAAAGCCGCACTCAAGGCGGGCGCCGAGAACCTGGTCAAGGCGGCGTTTCGCCAGTCGGCGGACTTTCCGGCCGTGACCCGTACTTGGCCGCGCTCGCGCTTCTCGCTCTCCCAGCTGGCCCGTGAACTGCACAGCCAGTTCCCGCAGCTGCAGAGCCTCAAGTTTGCGCAAGATGACATCGTGTCGGGGCTGGCCATCCCTCGCCTCGACAAGCTGGCGGTGACCCTGCATGAGTAACCCGACCCCGCTTGAACACGACCTGCAGGCGCCGGCGCTACCCGATGCCAGCGCCCCCTGGTGGGAAGACGGTTACACCATCAGCCCGGCCCACGCCGAGCCCGGGTTTCTGGCCAAGGGGATCAACGCTTTCTGGCAACGGCTCAAGGGCTGGCTGCTGCTGCCACTGGCCCAGCAAGACCCGTTGACCTGCTCGGAATCTCTGCTCTCGCTGCTCGCTTGGGAGCGGGACATCAGCCGCTTCAACGGCGAGCCGCTGCAGCTCTTTCGCAAGCGGGTCAGGTTCGCCTTTGTGAACGCCCGGGACGCCGGCGAGGTGGCCGGCTTTAAGCGCATTTTCGAGCGCCTTGGCATCGGCTGGTGTGACATCCACGAACGCCAGGCCGGTGCCCCCTGGGACGTCATCACCATCGAGGTGACCGACGGCGCCATCGCAGCCAACCAGAAACTGATGGAAACCCTCATTCAACACTATGGCCGCACCTGCCGCCGCTATCGCTTTCAGGTGGTTTACCCGGTCACCGGCACCCTGCGGTTCGGTCGTATCGACATGAGCCAGCAGGTGTTCGGCGCATCACTCAAGAGGAACGCATGAGCCAGATCATTACCAACGCCTTCTCCCGCTACTGGCAGGAGTGCCTCGCCACCCAGGCACCGGTGGTGCTCGATGAGTTCGTGCTGGCCAACGTGCCGGGGCTCGATCCCGATGCCGCCATCAACCCGGACAGCGGCCTGCCGCCGGTGGGCCAGATTGTGCACCGCCACGCGGTAGACCAGCGCGGGCGCATCAACAACGACGCGGTGGCCTACACCATCGTGATGGACACCACTGTCGGCGATTTCAGCTTCAACGCCATGTACCTCATCAACAAGGCCACCGGCGTGGTGGGGATGATTGTGCACAAGGGGCTGGAGACCAAACTCAAGACCAATGAGGCCACCGGCCAGACCGGCAACAGCCTGGTCAAATCCATGCTGATGGAGTACGACCGTGCCTCTGAGGCCACCGCCACCCATGTGGACGCCAGCACCTGGCAGATAGACTATGCCGCCCGCCTGCGCGGGATGGACGATGACCTGCGTCTGCAGGCGCTGCAATTCTTCGGGCCGGCCACCTTCTACGGCAACGGCTTTAATCTGGTCAACGAGTCCGGGGTCTACAAGGTGCAGCCCGGGGTGGCCTATGTGGGCGGCCTGCGCGCAGAGCTGAACGAGGTCAAGAAGGTGACCCCGAGTGCCAAGCCGGTGGGGCTCTGGCTCGATATCTACCGGGCAGGCTCTCTGCTCGATGCCTGGGTGAATCACTTCACCCTTAGCTTAAGTGTGCCGGAGCTCACCGACTATCTGGACAGCAACGGTTATCAGCACCATGTGGCCAAGGTGGCCATTGTTAATGCGGACGGCAGCGTCACTGACGTGCGCCGCAAGCGCACCATCGAGCTGACCGGGGACGTGACCGGCAAGGGCATCCTGGAAGATGCCCAGGGCGTTACCATCGCGGTGGAGATAAAAGACGGCAGCCACCGCCACCAGTGGGGCGAGCTCGACCAGGTACCGGCCACCGCCAGCCGCTGGCCCCGCTATGACGAGGTGACCAACAAACCGGATCTGGCGGCAGCTAATCACAGCCACCCGGGCACGCTGACCAATCCGATCCCGCTGGCCAAGGCAGACCTGAACACCATTATCACCCCCAGCGTGTATCGCCAGGATTCGGACGCCAATATAACGGCTGCACTCAACTACCCCGAACCGCTATCTGGCTCCCTGACCGTGACCGCTGGCGCTGGGGTGCAGCAGCGTTACCACGTCTACAACACCAGCCGGGTCTATACCCGCGCCCAGTACAACACCGGGGCCTTCACCCCCTGGGCCAGAGACTACAATACCCAGAACAAGCCGAGCGCGGACGATGTGGGCCTGGGCAAGCTCGCCAATATTGCCCCCAGTTACGACCCCTCGGCCAACACCTATGCCCTGCGCGACGGGTCAGGCGACCTGCTAGTCCGCACCCTGCGCACCAACCTGGTCGATGAGCAGCGCATGGTCGGCGCGGTGGCCTTTCGCGTTGACTACGGCAACGACAGCTATCTGCGCTACTGCAGTAGCCAGGCGGCGTTTCGTCAGTGGCTCAACCAGGCAGCAACTGGCTGGGAGGTGGGCTCTCGTCTAGCCATTACTGACTCGAACAACCCCATGACGGAATACCACATTCCTGGGAAATGCGCGGTAATGTCCTACCTCGCGGCCGATGGCGCTTATCGGATTGCCACGTCTAACAGTGTTGGGGGTGCCACCGCCACCCGCCTGACGATTGATTCCGCAGGGAACGGCTCTTTTGTGGGCACGGTGAATGACGGCACGGGCCGTTGCTACAGCCCGGGCAACCAACCCCACTACACCCACAACCATAACGCGGCGCAGGGCAACGCTGACGTGGTGGCCGGGTCTTATCACGCCATCGGCGCCCATGTGTTTGCTGCCCTTCTCCCGGCCGGCGGCAAAACCGGCCACGGCCAGCGCGCGGCCGGCGCTTACTTGCGCCCGTGCTCGGCGGCTGAGTGGGGCTATGCCGGATACAGCCTGCCGGGCACTTGGCAATGTATGGGCGACATCATGAGTGCGAACGATGACGACCGCTATGACGACCGGGCCACCTTGTGGATCCGGGTAGCCTAAGAGAGGAGAACCTGATGGAACGCATTGAAGTGCTCAGCGCCGCGCACCCTCGCCATTATGCGGCGGATCCCGACAGTATCACCCTGGATGTGCGCTTTGCCCACCTGCCTGAGCAGGTCCAGTTCACCGCCCGCAAGGATGACCCGGAGGAGCATGGCCGTGAACTCTACAGTCGAGCAGTGTTCGGCGAGTTTGGCGATATCGAGGTGATCCCGGTGCCACTGCCGACCGAGGCCGAGCAGCTGGCCCGCCTCGATGCACTGCTCAAGCAGGCCGCTAATGCCATGGCCCCGCTGCTCGACGCCGAGGCTCTGGAGATCATCAGTGAGGCCGAGCGCGCACAGCTCACCGCCTGGCAGCGCTACCGGGTCGCCCTCTACCGCCTGCCGCAAAGCGACGGATGGCCAGCGGATGTCACCTGGCCGGAGGCGCCGCGATGAGCTGGACACAGGGGCCGCTGCGCTGGCCCGCCAGTGCCGGCAGCATACACACCCGCGCCCAGGGCGTGCTGGCCCAGCTCCCGGCCACCCAAACCAGCGCCACGGGCCGCCTGCAAACGCTCGCGGCCCGTGCTCAGTACCGTCGCCACCCGTTAAGCGAGGTGGCCACCGCGCTGGCGGACCTGCGCGCCGAGCTCGACCGCCTGCTGGTCACCGGCCGTTGTCTGACCGTCACCCCCTACCAGCACGGGGTCGGCCAGCAACAGGGCAAGCAGTTCAGCCTGGCCGCCCCCAATGCGGTGGCCACCTTAGCCGCCAAGCTGCAGGACGGGGCCGATCCCTTTCTGCCCAGCGGGCAACTGCATGCCCTCGCCTGGCTGGTCACCGGCAATAGCGCCGAGGAGCTGGCCAAGCAGCTGGCCATCCTCTGCGCCCTGCTGCCACTGCCGGAGTGGTGCGCCACCCTGCGGCGCCTGCACGCCAACAACGACCCCATGAGCCAGCCCACTGCGGCCAAGGTGCCGCGCTGGCGCGCCGATGAGCCGCTGACCTGGTCACCACTGCGCCCGGCCCGCCTGACGCTGGGGGCAGAGCTTGCCCAGCTGGAGAGCCTGGCCAGGGATAGCCAGACCCCGATCGCCAAGCTGCAGGGGCTGGCAACACGCCGCACCGCTCGCCTGGCACAACTCGCCGAGACCCTGGCCCAGCTGGGCACGCTGTCCGGCACGCTCTGGCACTGGCAAGGGCAGGGGGATGTGGCCAGCCTCGCCACCCAGCTCGGGCAGAGTTCCCCACCCGACCACAGCCAGAGCTTGACGGTCGCGGCCCTGCTGCTCTCCCCTTCCCCGCTTACCTTCTGGCAGGAGTTAACCCCATGAGCCAAGCCATGCTGACCCTCGATGGCGAGCCCATCATCATGAAGTCGATGCGGGTATCCGCATCGATGCAGTTTCAGGACAAGGACCAGAGCGGCCAGACCAGCTCGACCAGCAGTGCCGAACAGGGTGCCAAGGGCAAGGAGCTCGACGTCTCCGGCCTCATCCCGTTCAAGGATGAGCGCATGCTGAGCCGGCTGTTTGAGCTGGCCGATGCCAAGGGCAATGGCGGCAAACGCCACGTCTACCGGGTCGGGTCGCTGCTGGCCAAGTCGGTGAAGGTGCGCCAGGCCAAGTTTGCCGGGCGCATCACCGCCAGCGAACAGGAGGGGCTGTTGGCCTGGCAGGTGCAGTTCACCTTGAAGGAGTTCAACTCGGTACCGGAGAAGCGCGAACAGCGCTTGCCGAAGAAAGCCCCCGCCGTGGGCCAAAGTACCGCCAACACCAGCGCCGCCAAGCCAGGCGCCAAAGGGACTGGCGACGACGAGCAAGACCTCAGCAGCTTCGAGCGCTATGTACTCAAACCGATGGATGACATGCTGGCATGAAACTCTCCACGTCACTGACCCTCGCCGGCCAGCCGGTGCACCTGGTCGACCATGACCTGGTGCTGGACATCAACGCCGGCGGCCGCGCCGCCCTGACCATTGAAGGAACGGTCAGCAAGGGGCAGACCTTCACCCTGGACACCGGCTACAACGGTGACCTGCGCCGCTGGTTCACCGGTTACGTGTACGACGTGCAGCCTGCCGCCAATGGCGCCAGCAAGCTGCTGTGCCGCGAGCTGGCCGGTGCCCTGGGCTCCCGGCTGCCGGTCAGCCAACAACACGCCACCCTGCGCGGCCTGCTGGCCTGGCTGACTGACCAGACCGGGCTGACCTTTCTGCTACCCAAGGGGACAGACTACACCGACCGGCCGATCCCGAACTTCACCAGCGCCGGCACCGGTTATCAGCTGCTCGATAATGCGGGCCGCGCCTTTGAGGTGCCCGACTTTGTCTGGTACCAGCAACCCAATGGCGCCATCTTTGTGGGCAGCCACGCCGACAGCCGCTGGCATGACAAGGAGGTGACTCTCGATCCCGCCTGGTCAGGCCGCCAGGCGGGCGACACCCTGACCCTGTCGCCGGTCCCGTCCATCCGACCTGGGACCATCATCAACGGCAAGCGGGTGATGCGGGTACGCCTCAAGGGCGACGAGATGACCCTGACCACGGCGACTCCGGGCAAGGTCACCAAGTCGCCGGAGCGGCGCAAGATAGAGGGGGAGTTCCCGGAGCTGGCCGACAAGATGCACCTGCCCAAGTTCGGGCGGGTCGAGGCCATCAGCGACCAGGCCAGCGCCGGCCAGCTCAATGACCCGTTCCGTCCCCGCTATGCGGTGGACGTGCAACTGCTGGGCGAAGATGGCCAGCCGGACAAGGCGGCGCCACTTTATCGGGCCGTGCCGCTGCCGGTGCTGTTCGGCGGGCCGGAGCAAGGGATGCTGCAGTTCCCCCTCGAGGGGACGCTGGTTGAACTGGGGTTCGCCTTCGGGCGGGCCGACCGGCCCTTTATCCGCACCGTGCTCGGCAGCGGCTGGTCCCTGCCGGACATCGCCCCAGGCGAGCAACTGCAACAGCAGCGGGCCGAGGTGTTCAGCCGCACCGATACCGTGGGCAACCTGAGCCGCCACACCGACCGGCACCTGCATGACCAGGCCCTGCAGATGCACCACCAAAGTGACGACTACCTGGGGGAACATGGCCAGCATCGGCAGCAGGTGGCGCAGCACAGCATCGAGGAGGTGGGCGGGTTCAAGCTCATCGAGGCGCTGGGGACCATCGAGCTGCTGGCCGGGGATGATCTCACCCTGGGGAGTCTGGGCAACATGAACCAGACCACGGCGGGGGATCTGGTCGAGGTGGTGGGTCAGCTGCGCCGGGCCGTTGCCGGCGAGCTGCAACACCTGGAGGCGCCCCGTTCGTGGATGGGGACCGAGGGCGTGAACATCTTCCGGCTCCTGCTGCAGCTGATGAACGTGGTGGAGCAGCTGGCCGCAGCCACTGCTAGCCACACCCACGGCAACGGGCCAGCTCCCGGTAACAGCGGGGCCATGACGGGACATGGCCAACAAGCCAGGCAGCTGGCCGGCCAGCTATCCCCCATCATCGAGTAA